TTTTCTTTTCTCTTAATTTTTCTTTCCAATTTTGTTTTTTTTGTTCTTTTTTCTAATAATTTTTCTAAACCAATTTTCATAGTCCTTTTTCTAAAAGGAATTATTCTTTCTATCATTGAAATTGTGTTTGATAATCCGTGTGGTTGAAATATATATTCTTTACCTCTATAAATTATTCTTCCATCTCTATCTAGTCTATCTTTTACTATTATTTCTTTTTCTATTATATTATATAACGATTTACTTAATATCATCTTCGAAATGTCTGGGTTTATTATTTTTATATAACTAAATATATCATTAAATGTTGATTTGGTAAGTTTTGTTTTTTTGAAATATATCTTTAAAATTTTTACGACATTTTTAATATCATATTTTGAAAATTCCAAAGTATAAGTTGAATTATCCACCTCATTACCCATTTCCCCTCCATGACATATATAGTTACACTCTTCCATATAATCACATATTCTAGATCCGGGTTTATCCGCTATTTTAATTTCTTTTGTTTTACCAAATAAATCGTTAACTCTTATAGGAGTGTCCCATTTTTCTCCCATATAAACATTACCTTCCTTATTTAAATGACAATCTACAGCTAACATTTTTAATTCTCTCTGAACCTCCGAGACATTTAGTGTTTTTTCTTCTGCTTTTCTATACATTTTAATATCCAACGTTTCTTTATTATTATCGGGATATGTTACCACATATAAAAAGACGGTTAAGTTTCTTTCTTCTAAAGGTAAATTTCTATGAGAACAACTCCGTAATCCTCTCCCAACAATTTGTTCCAATCGATTTAAATGATGCCATGGATCTAATATATGAATGCCTCTAACATTAAAAATATTTAAACCTTCTCCAGCCGCTTGTGTTCCCAAAATAACTTTTAATTCACTTCCATCTTCATTTAAGAGTTCTTTTTCTTTTTTATATTTATTAAAATCATCGCTCGATTCACCAGTTATAACTAAATATTTCGCTTGTTTTCCATTTATCATTTTTTTTGGATGTGTTCTAGGTAATTTCAATAATGTAGTTCCATCATAATTAACATAACCCTCCATCTCTAAGGCAAAAGCTATAGGAAATACACCCGAATTTTTAAACTGTGAATATATAAAATTTATACCATTTGAATTATTTACATTAGTTACTATTTTTACTATTTTAGGAGCTACTTTTTCTAAATTGGTTAAAGTAAAATAATCTTTCACACTTTCATTTACAAAACTATATTTATTTCGTGATAATTTTAATATCTTCTTAAATCCCCTATCAGAATAATATTCCCCAATATCTTCTATATTTTCCTTCTTAATATCCATATCATCCGTGTATGTAATATTACAAATTTGACTTCCCACAGTATCAAAAGCATTAACACGTGTTTCATTTAAATCAAAATAACTTTGGTAAATTTCTAATTGAACATCACTCATTGGACAATTGATAAATGATAAATGTTTTATTCTCTTATCTTCTGGTATAGTGTTTCCCTTCATATCTATTATAGGTATTTCATCTTTATATAATATATCTGGCCCCTCTGGTTCTAATTTATATGGATAGTTGATGGGGTTTTCACTTCTTAAATAAGATACGTATCCATGTATTTTTTTTCTTAAAATATTTTTACCTTTTTCCGTAATTTTACCATTTTTAAATATTTCGTTGGCATTAAGTAGAGGTTTTTTATCATTTGCCAAAAGAAGATTAAGTAAATATATAATCTCAGTTGCTTCATTATACATAGGTGTGGCACTTAGAAGAATTAATTTCATATTGTCCACATTTTTTATAATTTTCATTAAAATATTAGATACTTCTTTACCATCTTTTTCACTTTTAGTTAGAACTAATCCCTCAGTAAAATCATTATAAGCACCTCCTTTCATTTTTTTTGTTTTTGCTTTTGTTTTTTTTAAATCATCGTAAGATTTGTCTCTTGGAGTAATATTATGGGCCTCGTCGATAATTATTATACTATCTGAAAATTTATTTTTTAATTTTTTTTGTAAAATTATCATTCGTTCCTTTTTATCTTTAACCTTTATAGAGTTATCAATTTGTTTATATATATTCGCAAATTCACCGTATCCATAAAAATCATAATATCTATTTATTATTTTATTAGCTTTTCTTTCCAACTTCTTTAAATCATCTTTTTTTTTTAGATTTTTCCCAACAAAGTTTTTACCAATTTCTTCGAAATAATTATCACCAGTACATTGATTAGAATCCCCTGAGTTAACCTTATTTAAATCTATAACAGAACGTTTAAAATTTTCTCTTATTGTTGGTTTTAATAAAACATATACTTTTTTTTTCCTTTCTTCCAAATAATCTTTTAAACCTTCCGCTATAGTAATCGATGAACACGTTTTACCTACTCCCACACCATGAAATAATAATAAACCATTATATGGAGTCATAGGAGATATAAAATTATGTAAAAATTTTTGAGTTTGAGATAAATCCGTCCAAGAACATTTTTTAGAAATATCTTCTAAATTACCACTATTCCAATCCTCATTATTTATTTTATATTGATTAAATTCTCTTTTTCTAGAAATTTTTAAAGAAAAATTAGGGTCGCCTATCTCTGGATAACTTAAATTATTTATATCATTTTTTTCTTCATCAAAATCTTCCATTACATATTTTAATGCTTCCAATTGTAATTCGAGATCCAACCTTCTAAACAAATCTTCCTCTTCCTCCAGGTCATCTACAATTTTTTCTGATTCTAAAACTATTTTTTCTAAAGTATCCAGTTTTTCTTGAAAGTCTAAAATAAATTTTTCAAGATTTATTTTTCTTTCTTTATTATTTAAAAGACGTTTTTGTCTTTTTATCTTCTTTATTTTCTTGGTATTTGCCATTATATATATTTAATATTTTATTTCAACAATTATTAGTAATCAACAATTTTTGAACTTTTCTTAAAACATCTTTTTTCTCTTTATTATAAGGTCTTATTTTATCAATTCCTTTATTTAATGTAAACCAATCAATTCCACCAATTTCAGTAATTTGAAATTTATTTTCAGGATCAACTTCTAGTTTTTTATCAGTTAAACACATAGCTATATAATAAATATGTTTATACCTAATATCGTTAGAACCATAAAATATCTCCTCAACAGGTTTAATATTTTTTAAAATATTATATTCATCTTTTTTAAAACCAGTTTCTTCCTCAAACTCACGCTGCGCACAATTATAATCAGTTTCTTTAATATTTCTTCTACCTTTTGGAAATCCCCATTCTTTTTCTTCGAATAATATATTGGCTTTACTAATAATATCATTCATATTTAAATAAATATTATTTTTTAAATTTAAAAATTTTAATTTCGAATTCTCAAATTCAATCTGGTATTGTTTATAATTTCTATGAGACCAAAGTTCATTCCATAATTGTGAAAATTTTATATTTTTAATTCTTTGTATTTCTTCTTTAGTCATAGTTTTAAATATTTTTATTAAATATTCCTCATTGGTCTCTTCATATTTTCCTCTTAAAAATTCCACATAACCAAGTGTATCCTTTCTTCTAATTAAAAGAAAATTATACCTTTCGTTATTATTAATAATGTTACCATCCCTATATTTCTCCTTAAATAATTTATTATTTTTATATAAAATAATACCACAACTAGTAATAGGTAATTTACACCTTCTATAGGTATGTCCTCCCTTCCCACAATTTCCACAAAAAATATTACCGGTATCTCTAACTTTTATATTTTCTCTATATATATTAGGTGAGGTTGATAGGTCAATTTCTAATAGACTATTTTTCCCTTCAAAATTCTCCATTTTTAAATATTAAATATTATTAAAAATTTAATACTTAAACCAATTTAAAAATATTATTTGTAAAATAATTTTATAATAAGATTATAAATGGATCCTAAAATATGGGGACCTTATTTATGGTTTACTCTCCATACTATTACTTTGTCTTATCCAGACAATCCTAGTTATGAAAATAAACGCCAATTTAACGATTTTTTTATAGGTTTACAAAATGTTATACCGTGTCCGAAATGTAGAGAACATTACAAAAATCATATTTCCAATTATCCTATTTCATCTGCTTTAGATTCTAAACAAAATTTGGTAATTTGGCTTTTTAATCTACATAATATGGTAAATAAAAGTTTAGGAAAATCTGAAATGGTATTTAATGACTTTCAGGAAAAATATAGAAGAATTTTTTCCCCTACAATACCAGAGAAATTAGTGAGTAAAGCCCCCACTGATAGATGGTTTAAAATTAAATTATTATTTTCAATTATTTTTATAGTTAGTATGATATGGGGAGTAAATCATTATTATTGGAAAAATAGATACAATAGAAAATTATTTTTTAATAAATAACCCTAAAAAAATCTTTATATATTTTAATGAACTTATTCATAATTTTAGTTCCTCTAGCCATTTACATAGTTAATGAATATCACCAAAATAAAATTTTTAATTGTTTTCAAAATATTTATAAACACAGAAAAATTATTATGTTAATATCACCATTTATTCTTCTATCTATTAAACCGGATATTCTTAAAAAACTACTCTTATATTTTCATCAAATAGATGAATCACCTATTTATCAAGATATGGACTCTTTAATGAATTCGTATATTTCCTTAAGAAATCAACGAAATTATAATAATAATAATATTAATTTACATAATAGTAATTTACATAATAGTAATTTACATAATAGTAATTTACATAATAGTAATTCTAAAATTAATATACCTAATAAAAATGAAGTACAAATGAATAATTTTCAACAACAAAATAATACTAGATATAATAATAATTTTAAAAAACAAATAAATCCCAATTCTAAAATAGGTTCAAGTAATATAAATTTATTACAAAATCCACCACCTAAAAAAAATAAGCATAAAAGAAATGTTAGTGAAAGTAAAAAGAAATTTATAGCCAGTAACCAAAAATGGAAATGTGCCCACTGTCAACAACTATTCGACAATACTTTCGAAGTTGACCATATAGTAGCTCTATATAAAGGAGGTTCTAATGAACTTAATAATTTGGAGGCTCTTTGTAGAAATTGTCATGGTAAGAAGACCTTTATGGAAAAGATGGGATTGTAATAAAATAAAAATATTTTTAATATATAAGTATGTCAAATGAAATTAAAAATACAAATTATTTTAAAAAAGTAAAAGATTTTAGTAAAAATGTATTTGTATCAGAACTAGACAATTCAGGGGCAACTTATAATATTTTAGACTTTTTAATTAATAATATTATTGTTTTAATTTTACTCATCATTATTTTTTTGATAATCTATTTAGGAATAACATATTTTAAAAAAGAAATTAATTTAAAATCACAAAATACTATAAAGACATCATTTCAACATCCAAAAATTGATAATGAACAAGAAAAAACAATTCCTTCAAATGATATGGAATCACCTAAACAACCTAATAAATATACATATAGTTTTAATTTAATTATAAATGATTTTTATTGTAATAAAGGAAAATGGAAATGTTTAATGTTAAAAGGTCAAGATATGTCTAATATTATATTACAAGACTGTTATAATTTCAATAATGATGTAGATATAGAATTTAATAAAAATATTACAGCCAGTCAATGTTTTAAATTTGAAGAATTATGTAAAACAGAAAACGAAAATTATAAAATAAATAACTCTGGGAAAAATAATTTTAAAAAAATTGAAGACCCTAAAAATATGAATGAAAGAGTTGATGTAATTTGTAATGCTATTAAAAATGACAAAAATGACAAAAATAAAACTGGTAAAGAATTACTATCTTGTGGAATGACTAAATGTAGTTTTATGGGTAAAAATATGTTAAAGGGTATGGCAAATGCTTTAATAGAAGACCATAGAGAATATTGTGAAAAAGTTTATACTAAGAAAAAGGTTGAAAATAATACAGATAAAAGATATGCTGATGAAGTTGATAATGTGTGTAGTAATAAAAATTTATTTAAAAAATACCCACATTTAATACCTAGAAATATTAATAAATATTTTAATGTAAAAGAAAATTTAGATAAAGATTCTATTAACAAATTTGATGATGAAACTACAAATAATTTAACTACGAAAGATAATTGTTGGGATAGTTTAATTGATAAATTACCTATTCAATCACCCGGAGTTTGGTTACATCCATTCATAAATAATATTAGAATAGTATTAACCACATATACCACAGATAACTTTGACGATAGTCAATTTAATTTTTCTCATTCCCACGATAGTTCATTTACAAAAAGAAAATATAGAATAAAAAAAATATTTAAGAAACACGCCTCTGTTCAAAAATATAATAAAGCCCCATCGTGTAGTGGTATAGCAGATTTAGATAATTTAAAAAATGAAAATATATATAGAGAATATTTTGATATAGATAATATACCAATTAAAGAATTATTTAATTTTTCCATAGTTATAAATGAAAAAAGTTGTGAAGTTTATATAGAAGGTAAATTAGCAAAAACACAAGTACTATTTGGAAATCCAAGATATAATAAAGGAGATTTATATCTTAATAGTAAAGGTGGATTAAATGGTTCTATTATAGATTTTAAGTATTTTCCATATTCTATAAATAAAAGTAATATATCAAATCTTTTAAGGGAAAAAACTATGATTCAAGAAATAGATAATTCGAGTATTCATTTAGAAAAAGAACACCAACATAATTTAGATATAGTCCATAGACACGAATATGAAAATAATATAGAAGAAGAACATAAACATTTATTAGAAGAAGATGACGTTAATAAAGAATATCATTTAGAATAAAATATATATTTTTATAAGTTTTATAATATAATTTTTTTATAAATATATTATAAATATGAATACTTTACAAAAAAAACCTACCGGAAGTCAAAATATATTTATAGTTTTATTATTTATAGTTTTATTTTTTATTATTATTGGATTTATGTATTATAACGTGACAAAAGATTATAGAATTCTGGTTGATGAAATACTACCATTATTTAATAATTATCAAAAAAAAATTCCAAGTGAAATGATACCACTTACACCTAAATTAAAAATGTCAATGATTCTATGGTTATATATTGATAATAATCCCGAAAATTCTCAATGGTTTTCTAATTTTACAAGTGATAAATATATAATTAATAGGGATTATAGTCCGGCTATTCTATATCAACCTTATAATAATTCCATAAAAGTAATACTTAAAACTAAAGATTTAAGAAAAAATTTAAAAGAAGAAAATAATGTTAATAGTTCATCAAACACTTATTATGATTTTAAAGAGAAAAAACAATCGATAGAAGTTAGTGATATAAAGTATCAACATTGGAATCAAATAGTGGTGGTAATAGATAATAGATATGTTGATATATATCTTAATTCTATATTAGTTAAATCTGCCTTACTGGATAATGTACCCATCTTTAATAATAAAGAAATTACTATAGGAAAACCTAAACATAATCCCAATTGTTTTTTAGGTAGATTAGAATATAAACCAGATATAATCCCATTATCCGAAATTAAAACATTATATTTAAGAGATAAAGATCGCTTTACAATTGATGGTGAAATAAGAAAAAATATTAATTTGGATACAATGAATATACGAAAAAAAGAATACACTGATAAAATAATAGAAGATGAAATAAGAATAATGAATTCAGCAGATTCTGTTTAGAAAGAATGAAAAATATTCTATTTAAAAATTAATTAAATTTATTTTCTATTATAAATAATAATGAACAATAAATTAAATCTAAATAACAATTTATCGGATAATTCGGGGAAACTTACTATATTACTTATAGTTTTAGGTTCAATTTTAATAATTTTCATAGCAATAATGGTTTATATTAATTTCAAAAGATATAATCAATATAAAATTCAAGATTTTATAGAGGAAGAACTACTTGAAACAGTCCATAATTGTAAAAACGAATTACTTACTATTCCTGCCGAAAAAATACCATCATCCAGTTTAGGTAACGAATATTCAATTAATATGTGGTTGTATGTAAATGATTATGGATATAAATATGGTGAACCTAAATATGTATTAATGAAGGGTTCCACCACATCTACTAGTGGTTTTTATAATAATTCCAATCCGGGTATGTATCTTGACGCCAAAAAGAATGATTTAGTAATAGATATAGAATTACAAAGTGGTACAAATTTAAGTTCCAACACACCATCTCCAACAGATGATACTTCTTTTGCCACTTGTAGAGTTCCAAATATACCATTACAAAGATGGTTATGTATAAATTTATCACTTTATAATAATATTATGGATGTTTATTTAGATGGGAAATTATTTAAGAGTTGTATTTTTAATGGATTCCCAAAACAAAATAATAATCCTATGTATTTTGGTTTTGACGGCGGATTTGATGGATATGTGTCAAGAATTACTTGGGCAAATAAAAACCTTTCTCCTAAACAAATATATTCTAAATATGAAGAAGGCCCTAAAATTTTAGAAGATACAATGGATACTATAAAAAATAAATTAGGTTTAAATGAATAATTTTCTATTATTTTAAAAATATAAATTTATTAATAATTAAATTTATATTTTTTTTTTGTTTTATTATAGTAATGACTCAAAAAAGAAAAATTAAATTTAGAGGAGGTGCTGGTCCTCCACCTCCTGGTCCTCCACCTCCTGGTCCTCCACCTTTTGGTCCTCCACCTCCTGGTCCTCCACCTCCTGGTCCTCCACCTCCTGGTCCTCCACCTCTTAGTAATAAACCTCCTGGTCCTCCACCTCTTAGTAATAAACCTCTTAGTAATAAACCTCTTAGTAATAAACCTCTTAATAATAAACCTCTTAGTAATAAACCTCTTAGTAATAAACCTCTTAGTAATAAACCTCTTAGTAATAAACCTCTTAATAATAAACCTCTTAATAATAAACCTCTTAGTAATAAACCTCTTGGTAATAAACCTCTTAATAATAAACCTCTTGGTAATAATATAGATAACCTAAAAGATAAATTTGACAATACATTTAATAATATAAAAAATAAAGGTGATAATTTATTAGATAGAGGAGATAATTTGATGGATAATGTAAAAGACGGTAAATATAATAAATGGGGATTTATTTTTGTCGTGGGTATTTCTATAATACTTATTATTCATCTTCTTAGTTATATTATTTCACATTACTATAAAAAAGCAAATAAAAGTCCATATTTAGTTCCACATACAAAAAATGGGAGACATACAGTAGTAATTTCTCAAGACCCAAATAGTATTAATTTTATTCCTATTAAAAGATCTGAAAACGAAGAAGGTATTGAATTTGCTTATTCTTTCTGGACTATTATTTTGGATTTTGACTATAAAAATGGAGAATGGAAACATTTATTTCATAAAGGTAATTCAACTAGTTATCCAAATAGAGCTCCTGGAGTTTGGTTACATCCTAATGATAATAAAATGAGAGTTTATATGAATACTTTTGATAACATTTTAGAATATGTTGATATAGGAGATATCCCAGTTAAAAAATGGTTCTGTACTACTATTGTTTTACAAAACTCTAAATCTCATAGTGATAAATCAAAAGATGTAGACCCAACAGATTCATCAAGTCATATATTAGATGTATATATTAATGGTAGTCTTAAGAAGAGTAAATTATTAAAAAGTATTCCTAGACAGAATAATGGGGATATGTGGGTTAATTTATTTGGAGGGTTTAGTGGTTATTTATCCAAACTTCAATATCATAGCTACGCACCAGATTTTAAAGAAATAGAATCATACCTTAAAGAAGGTCCCTCGGAAATGACCGCCCAGGATACAGGTGAAATGCCTCCATATTTAGATGATAAGTGGTGGTTTAAATAACAAGGTTTCAGGTTTAAATAACTATTCACTATCTAAATATTGGGATGATTCTGATATTTGGTGTATTTTATCTACCAAAAATTCTTCTTCCTCTATTTGGTGTATTTTATCTACCAAAAATTCGTCTTCCTCTATTTGGTGTATTTTATCTACCAAAAATTCGTCTTCCTCTATTTGGTATTCCAATTCTTTTATATGTTGTTTTTGATTTTTATTTATTATTAAAATAATTCTATATTCTTTTTCTATTTTTAGACATTTTTGTTCCAGATAATTATAATCTTTTTTTAAATCTATTAATTCTGTTCTAAAATCTTTAGTAATTAAAAAATAATTACTTTTTATAACCCTGATTGTATTATTTATATTATTTATATTTTCTTCATAGTTGTCTAGTCTTTCTTGTATATTTGATAGGAGTAAGTTATCATTATTTATATAACTATATTTATTTTTATTTTTTTTAGGATTTATAATATTTCCCATTATTTATATATTACATTAAAATATTTAAATATTTACTCGTTCTTGTTACAGCTGTATATAAACACCTATAAGATTCTTTTTGATTTGTATTATTTGTTATAATATTTTTCATATCTACAAAAACTACCTTATAATTAGAACCCTGTGATTTATGTGTAGTTATGGCATACCCATAAGAAATATCTGCTATTGTATCTATATATTTTTGATAAAAATTTTCCCATAAATTTAGCATTACATTATTAAACAATTTATTCTTTTTATATTTCACGTCAATATAAGTCTTAATATCTTTTAGTTTTTCTTTTACTTTATCTATAAAAATATTGTATTCCTTTAAACTTTCTCCATGTATGGTTTTAATAGAGTCCTTATTATCTAGTATTAATTCGTATATTTTAAATTTTTTATCTTCGAATAAATCCACCAATTGATTTATATTTAATGATAGGTGTTCATCTCCCTTAATTTCAACTATATTATTAGTAACATTGATATAACAATAAGGACATACCAATTTATTATTAAGCCATTCGCTACTACATTGATTACAAAGTTTACAACCACAAACACTGTCGCGCTGAACTATATTATTACACAAAACGCAACAATCATCTTTATTTTTATTTTTTTTTATTTTAAATATATTTTTAATATCAATACCAGATAAATCTATAGAACTTTCTATTAAATCTTTAACAATCATTTGTTGAGAGGTGTAATATTTAGTCCCTTTTGGAGACATATAATAATTATTAAATAATATTATTTCACCCTCTTCGAATCTTTTTTTAGTTCCTTTAAAAATATTGGCTCTTACAGTTGAATTAATTAAATCACATTTTTTATTAGTATAAACTAAATATATAGGTCTAAATCCACCTTTTACAAATTTCAAATATTTAGAAATTGATTTATCAAAATCTTTGAATATTTTGATATTACTAGATTTAAAATCACTGAATTTAATCTTAAAATTTGTATCAAAAACTATTTCACGAACGGAATTACATAAATCCACAATTTGACCCTTATATCTCATAATTTCTTTTAATCTAAATTTGGGTATATCTCGTGTATGGAAAATTAAACTATGAGATTCATTAACTGGTGGTAATTGAGCAGGGTCTCCTAAAAATATAATTTTACCACGTATTTTTTCAACGATTTTAATCATTTTAGTTAATAATTCAGACGTTATCATAGACGATTCGTCAATAACAATAATATCATACTGGTAAATAGATTTGGCCTTAGAACTATCATTAATAATATCAAATACTCCCTGACCAGTGCTATTAATCTTTCTCTTAATATTTAATAATTTATGTATAGTGCAAAATGAATATTTCTCACTATTGTTAGAATATTTTTTAAGAACCGATACAGCCTTATTGGTAGTCGCAGAATATACTATTTTTTTATTTACAAATTCTCCTTCTTCTAGAATATGTGTAATAACTGTACTTTTACCAGTTCCAGCAGAACCCTCTAAAATAAACATTTTATGATAACCCTTAAGGAATTTTGAAATTTTAGTTTTAGCAATTTCTTGCGATGGACTTAAAATCATTTATTAAAATTTTCGTTAAAAAAATAATCAATTTAATAATCTTATATTAATAATCTTATATCCTAATATTTGATTCTTATAATATTTGATTCTTATAATATTTGATTCTTATAATATTTGATTCTTATAATATTTGATTCTTATAATATTTGATTCTTATATTAGTATATCTTCAAAATCTGTACATTTATAGTCGCTTAAATAAGTGGTTTTTTTATCTTTAATAAGTTCTGGGAATGTATCTTCTAGTAGTTGTTTATTATTTTGAAAATATTCTTTTTTGGATAAAAGTATATAAATACAAATTGATAAAAGAAATAAAATTAAATACTTCATAATGATATTTAAATTTAAAATATTAACACAAATTAATTTTATTATTAGTGTAAAAATATTACTATATATTAATTAATTATGCCAGGTGGATATATACAATTAGCAGCTTATGGTTCTCAAGATTTTTATTTAACATCTAATCCCCAAATTTCTTTTTTTAAAACAGTATATAGAAGATACACCAACTTTTCTATGGATTATTTTAGATTAAATCCATTAACCAATATAGGTTTAAATGACAATGATACAATTACCTATAAATTTAAAATAGATAGAAATGCCGATTTAATCCATGATTGTTATTTTACATTTACTTTACCAGATATATATTCTGATAATAATTTAGACTTTAGATGGGTTAAAAATATAGGATTTAATATAATTGAAAGCGTATCTATTTATATAGGAGGGTCTCTTATTGACCAACACTATGGAGAGTGGTTACAAATATGGACCGAATTAACTACACCATTAGATAAAAAACATAAACTTGACGAAATGATTGGTAATGTTACAGAAATGTATGATCCTGCGAATGCATCAGGTATGGTTGGTATTTATCCAAATTCCAGTATTATAAACGGTCGGAATGGATTAAAAGTAGCACCATCTATATTTTCAAGAAAAATTAGAGTTCCACTTATATTTTGGTTTAATAGAAACCCGTCATTGGCGTTACCTCTTATAGCATTACAATATGACCCTATACAACTAAATGTTACATGTAGAAAAATTACTGATTTATATACTATAATTGATAATGATGTTACTAGCATTTCTTATGGGAAAATTATAAAACCCTCATCCACAAATACTAATTATACTTCCTCTTTTGGAATACAAAATTTTATTAATGATACGAATATATATTCTGGTAAAGTTGGTAATAAACAATTAGTAAATTTTTCTATAGATCCATATTTAGATATTAATTATATTTATTTAGATACCAAAGAAATGAAAAACTTCGCTCAAACAGAACATAAATATTTAATTGAACAAGTTAGATTGTCTACATTTAAAGGTATTTTAGGTAGTAAAACATTGAATTTGGATTTACAACACCCTACTAGTTTAATGGTTATAGTTTGTAAGAGAACTGATGTGGAAGATAGAAACGATTGGAATAATTATACAAACTGGGTATTAGAAGATGTACCCCCATATTCTATAACATTTGAAAACCCTTATCATAATAAATATGAATTAGATTTTGAAAAAGCTGATGCTGGGGGGAAAAAAAAATTCAAGGCGTCTGTAAACAACCTGGTTCACGAGAAAATTAATCCCGATAATTTCGAATTTAAAAAAGATAAAAATTGTTTAAAAAATATTTCTCTAATCCTTAATGGGACTGAAAGATTATCTACACAAGAACCTGATTTTTTCAATCAACTACAGTCTTATAATTACTCGAAAGCAAACCCGAAAGGAGGAATATATCCATATTCATTTTCTATAGACCCGTTTAAATATCAACCATCTGGTTCGTGTAATATGTCTCGATTTAATTCTATAGAATTAAATGTGGAAACTCAAGAAACGCCGATACCTAATGTTGCTATAAATAATGAATCTGAATTAACTATTAATTTATATAAATACGATATTAATATATATACAATTAATTATAATATTTTAAGAATAGTTAGTGGTATGGGTAATATAGAATTTAGTACCTAAAATAAATTTATATAAATTTCTGTCTATATATTAAATGTTATCAGCCGTACAAAGTCTTTGGGTTGGTCCAAAACTGTCAGAACTTGAAATTTTATCTATTAAAAGTTTCCAAAAGGTAGGACATCCATTTATTTTATATATTTATGGAAAAGTTAAAGGGATACCTAAAGGAACTATAATTAAAGATGGTAATAAAATTATAAAAAAAAAGGCCTTATTTCAATTTAAAAAGAGTTTTCTCCCTTTTTCTGATTTATTTAGATATAAAATGTTATATGAAAAAGGTGGTTATTGGGTAGATTTAGATATGATTGCGTTAAAACCATTAAAATTTAAACAACCTTTTATATTTTCAGCCGAACGAACCATACAAAAAGGTCCATATAGAAATAGAACTAAAAAGGAAATATCTAATATTGGTATTCTCAAAGCACCTCCTAAAAGTGATTTTTATAAAGAATTATTTCAATTGTGTATGGATAAAGGCACCTTGGGTGTAAAAGAAAATATCCAATTTATGAGAATAATGCGGCAAGTTTTAGAAAAGTATAAATATGAAAAATATGTAAAACCTGCCAAAATGTTTTGTCCATTGGATTGGTGGCATACGAAAGATGCGTTTTATCCACCTTGTTGTAAAGAAAAATATGATGTGAAAGGATATACTATTGATAGTGTTCTTAAAAATGCCCATACTGTTCATATGTGGCGGAGCATTATGAATAATAGGCATAAAATATATTTAAAAGATATTTTCGTAGAGGAATCTCTATGGGAAAAATTAAAAAAAAAAGTGTTAGGTATTAAAAAAACTAAAAAACTAAATAATAAAGGTAAAACTAAAAGTAAAACTAAAAGTAAAACTAAAAGTAAAAATAAAAGTAAAACTAAAAGTAAAACTAAATGATTATATTATATTGTATTATTTAGATAATGTCTCTTTCCACAATTTCAAATATTGAACGACCATCACATATTACATTTACTCACAATAATAAAACCATACGTGTAAATATAAAGATAACTATCCGGATTATTGTTTAGTTGATAAAATGAAGAACAGTATAATAGTGATAATTGGAAACTTTATTCGTATCTTGATTCATATTTTACAAGTATAGAATAATTAGTTAAATTTTCTCCCACATTTTTTTATAGATAGTTGTGATATAGGTATTTGTTTCATAGTATTATATTTTTTACTTGGTTTTTTAGAACATTTTCTTATTTTTTTACTTTTATAAATATTCGAATTAGATTTATTAGATTTAGATTTGGACCTACAGCTACTTGGTTTGGATTTTAAACTATTTAGTAAACCTGATAATTTAGATTTAGAACTATTATATTTAGAAATATAACTAGTTGGTTTGGATTTTAAACTATTTAATAAACCTGATAAATTAGATTTAGATTTAGAACTACAACTACTTGATTTGGATAAATTTATAGTTTTAATATTATTTCTTTTATCTTTTAATCTTACTTCAGTAAATCCAGATTTTTTCCCTGTATTTAATTTACACAGTTGTGGATATTTTTTAGTTAAATAAACGGCACTATCGTGAATTCGTTTATTAGTTCTTTCAACCTGCATTCCACCAGGTTCTTTATAGCAGTTAGTTCTACAAGTTACATTATTAAATCTTAAAACACCATCATCTTTTAAATAATATTTAATACTTCTTTCATAATCTTCTTTATCATCTATAGTTCTAATTTCAGCTTTTCTATTATTAATTACACCAGTCATAAATCCTATTATATATGATAAATATGTCGAAGTATAATCATCTGTATTTTTGGTTGTTGGTTTCATAAAATATGGGTTTTCTACTGGATAAACACCCCAATTATCCATCTTTTTCTTTTTTGCTAGATTAAAAGCATTTTCTATAAATTTATGTAGATTTTTAATAGGTGTTAATTTATTATTTTTTTTATCATAATTATTTTTATTTAAATTATTAGGTACTTTATTTTGATTAAAATTTTGATATACTTGTTTAATATCATCATCCATATAAAAAATTTTTTGTCCTTCTTTAAAATATTTAGGCATAAAATTTCTAATATTTTTAATACCTGGTTTTCCAACTATAATTTTATTATAATCATTTTTAGGAATTTCATCTTTATAAATTTGTTCTTGTTCTTTATCTGAAACAAAAATATGAATTCGGTTAGGATTTATTTTTTGTTCTTTTAAAACCCTTAATGATTTATTATTTAATGTTTTGGGTCTTTTATAAGATGGAATTGCAACAACATAATCATTCAAATTCATATAATATTAATAAATATAATAAATAAGTAAATATTTAAAATTATTTTGTTAGTATTACTTAAATATGTATGATGCTCATTGGTTAACAGGAGAAACAATTGACGAAAATACTCAACCTTGGATTTTAGGAGTAAATAAAAGTTATTTTTTATTAGGAGTAAAAAGCGCTGGTATGTTTCTATTAGTATTTATTATTTTAACTATTAACTTTTTGGCACTTTCGGTTTCTTTACAATGTAATAGAGGTAAACCAAATAAATTTTTATCAGGAATTTACGCATTTTTTTTTGGTCCAATTTATTTATTTGTAAATTATTATAGTGTTCGGCTTATGTCAAAGGGAGAATCTTGTGAATTTTCAACCAATAATCCGTTTCCTTTATAAATTTTTTAATATAAAAATAATATTATTTAGTATATTCTCTAAAATATAAAAATAATATTATTTAGTATATTCTCTAAAATATAAAAATAATATTTGTTTAATATAAATGAAAGAACAAATCTCCCAAAACCAAGAATTAATTTTTGTAATAATTATAATTATGGTTCTTATGGGAACATATTATTACTATCTTTTTAGAGAATATACAAAAAAAGAAGAATCTTTGAAAGAAAGTAAAATAATACCACAATGCCCTGATTATTGGAAAGCTGAAGAAAACAATTCTTGTAAAAATGTATTCAATATAGGTAGATGTAATTTAGGTAATCACGATTCTATGGATTTCTCAGATAAATTATACGCAGAAGATGTTAATAAATGTAAATGGTCTAAATTTTGCGAAGCATCTTGGGAAGGAATTGACCATTTATGTGTGTAATTTACCTATACTTGGTTTAATTTACCTATACTTGGTTTAATTTACCTATACTTGGTTTAATTTTGTTATTTAAATATTATTTTTATAAGTATTTTTAAGATAAAAATAATTGATGGAATTTAGTAAAAAAAACATATGTAAAACTTGTAAAAAAAAAGAAACCATACTTATAGAATGTTTCAAATGTTTATTAAAATATAAAGAATATAAACCTTCCCCAAATACAAATGATTTACCTAATCAACAAATTTTATTAGTCGATAAATATTCTCCTAAATCACTAAATGATATTATAGGTAATAAATTACAAGTTCAAAAAGCTAAAACATGGTTAAAAAATTATAAAAATAAAAAAGAAGGCACCAAACCAGCTTTACTTATTATAGGTAATCCAGGTATAGGAAAAACCACTTTATCTAAAAAATTATTAAAAGAATATGGATACGATACTATAGAATTTAATGCGAGTGATATAAGAAACCAAAAATTAGTTAAATATAACTTGAAAAATATTATGGGAAAGATAAGTATTTCCAGTATGATGGGTTCTAAAAGATATAATGGTATTATTATGGATGAAGTTGATGGTATGAGTTCAGGGGATAAAGGCGGTATGAGTGAATTAATTAGTTTTATTAATCCAAATAAAGGATTAAGAAAAAATAAAAAAAAACCTATCAATTATATAAATCCTATAATTTGTATTTCTAATGAGAATTTTGATAAAAAAATAAATGATTTGAAAAAAGAATGTGAAGTTATTAAATTTATTAAACCTAAAAAATGTGAGTTATATAATCTTATTATTGATATATGCGAGAAAGAAAATAAAAAAATTAGTGATGAAATAATATTTAAGATTGTGGAATATAGTCAGTATGATATAAGGAAACTATTGGGATTGTTAGAATTTTATTTTAAAAATCAAAGTTTAGATATTGATCTTTTTTTAAATAATATAGAAAAAAAACTAGTTCATTCTAACTTATTTGACTCATGTCTAGAAATGTTAACCGAAGACTTAGAAGATAAAAAAATTATAAAAATTTTTAATGAAAATAATATTGTTATAAATCAAATTCTACATGAAAATATATTAACAAATTATCAAAATTTTAAAGGTTCAGAATCTTTAAAATTAGATAATTTGGAAGAAAATTATAAATCGTTAGTTATAGGAGATATATTCGACGGAAAATTATATAAAAAGCATTTTTACGAAGTTACAGATTATTTAGGATATGTTTCGAGTATTCATATTACCAAAAATTTAAGTAAATTAGAAAGATATCAATATCTTAAAAACAGTCAAGTTAGTTATAGTAAAATATTATCAAAATTTTCAATATCATTTATTAATTTTAAATTAAAATCTAATTACACAAAAATTTTTAATGTAAATAAATTATATAATTTAAGTATTATCTTAGAAATTTTCTTGAATTATTTTATTAAAAAATCAGATAAAATAAAACATTCATTAGATAAAATTAAAATTGAAGATATTGAAAAAATTATAAAAATAGTAAAACTAAATAAAATAAATTCTATAAATGAACAAGATATCATAATTAATAATATTGATAAAAAAGAAATTAAAAATATATTTAATGTTATTTATAATATTAATTGATAAATAATTTTATTATCTTTTATATAATTATATGCCTACAAAATTAGAAGAAACAAAATTAAAAAATTTACTTTGGGGAAGTTTAATAATTATTTTATTAGTTGGTGCGATTTGTTATAATTATCTAAAAAAACACTTTCAAGAAAAAGAAAATAAAGAATTTACTATTTCCGAATTTATAAATGGAACTACTGGAACACCTCCCATGAAAAATATTTTAGTTGGTATGGTTTTTGGTATAGTATTTGGATTTATTGATAATGCTGGTATGTTCTTTGGAATGGATGCCTTAGAACCTTTCTTACCAACGGAAGGTTTCGTAGCAGCAGGTATAGGAAACACTTATAGTTCTGTATTAGGGGCCTTCTTGGCATCCTTCTTAAGTAATGTTATTAAGATTAATACAGGTGTAGAAAAAGTCCCCGTCTGGTCAGACGCGGCCGGTATTGTGGTGGGTGCTGTTCTGGGTATATATATACCACCAATGATTGTTAAATTATTTTAATTTTTCTTTCTTTTTATTATTTCGTTTTAATGTTTATCGTTTCAATGTTTTATCGTTTAATGTTTTATCGTTTAATGTTTTATCGTTTAATGTTTTATCGTTTTAATGTTTTTTCTTTTTAATGTTTTATCGTTTTAATGTTTTTTCTTTTTAATGTTTTTTCTTTTTAATGTTTTATCGTTTTAATGTTTTTTCTTTTTAATGTTTTATCGTTTTAATGTTTTTTCTTTTTAATGTTTTTT